CCTTGTGCTGGTGCGTATGTCTGGCGGAATGCTGGATGCTGTTGTTCGCGCCACTGACGAAGCCACATTTGAAGCAGCTGCACGGTGGGCAGAACTCAAATACGAGATCACCGAGACCATCACAGACCCGGAGACAGGCGAAACCACAGAACAAGGCACGGATGAATGGGCAACAGCTAAGGGCGTCCACATTAACCACTTGGGGCCTGTGGTGATCACTCCGGGAACCTACGACGAAGATGGAACCGAACTGACTGCGCCTGTTGTGGACACTCGCCACCACGTTAACATCCGCCTGACTGATCCTGCGCTGTCCCGTGTCGATGAGTACGGCGTTCTCAAGTGGGAAAAGTGGGCAATGGCTTGGAGCCTTGGCGGTGCAGATGATACCATTATCAATGCGGCAGAAGTCGGGAAAGTGATGCAGGGCGTGTCGCTGATTGATCCCGATACGATTGCCAGCCCGTCGCGGGTTTGGCTGTGAGGAAGTATAGTTATGGCTGACACCACGACGACCACGCTTGGACTGACAAAGCCTGAACCCGGCGCGTCAGAGGACACCTGGGGGCCGAAGCTTAACACCAACTTCGACCTGATTGACGACGCTGTTGACGGCACGACCGCGATTGCGCCGAACCTGACGGCGGGTTCTTGGCAAATCGGCGGCGTGGCTGTGACAAGCACGGCGGCAGAGTTGAACATTCTGGACGGTGTGACTTCTACCGCTGCTGAACTCAACATTTTGGACGGTGTGACAAGCACGGCGGCAGAAATTAACCTGTTAGACGGTGTGACGTGGACGCTGACCGACTACAACACGCTGACTGCGACCGCTGCCGAACTGAACTTGCTGGACGGCCTGACGGCTGTTTCCGGGGCGGATCTGACGATTATCACCGGCACGGCTGGTTCTGACGGGGATATCGTAAAGTGGAACGCCGACGGCGATCTGGTCAGCTACGGTGCTGCCGTGCAGTCGCAAGCGACTTGGGAAACCGGGACCGGCACGACTGAAAGCCTTGTTTCTCCAGCCAAGGTCAAAGCCGCTGTGGACGCAGTAGCTCTTACGCACTTCGAAAGTACGGGCCAAACCATCACAAGCGGCGGAACCTTAACCATTGCGCATGGGCTTGGTGTGGAGCCAAAAAGTGTTGAACTAGTTTTGCAATGCACCTCTGCCGAACACGGCTATTCGATTGGGGATAGGGTGAGAAACGCCACAACCACTCGCGGAGCCACAACAAAAATGCAAGGCGTGTGGTCTGACAGTACAAACGTTTACATTCAATTCGATGGAGACGGTAACGTTTTCGGCGTTACTTCCAGGTCCTCTGCGGGCAGCAATGTCGATATCACAAATGAAAGATGGGCTCTTTACGTGAAGGCGTGGGCCTGAAAATGCCTCTTATTCCTCTGGATATCCCGCCCGGCGTCAAGCGCGGCGGGACTGAATACCAGAGCGCGGGCCGGTGGCGCGATGCGTCCCTTGTGCGCTGGACCGATGGCACCATGCAGCCAGTCGGCGGCTGGTCCATACGGACCACTTCGACGCTGAACGCTGCTTGTCGTGGTGCGCTTGCATGGTCCGACAATAGCGGGGATCGGCGCATTGCGTTTGGCACATTCAGCAAGCTGTATTCCCTGTCTGCTTCCGGGACGCTTTCGGACATTACGCCGGTTGGGTTCACGGCGGGCAGCGAGGACGCTTCGGCAAATCTCGGCTATGGCGGCAGCTTTTATGGCGCAGATGCTTATGGAACGCCGCGCTCTGACACGGGGCCGCTGACTGATCCGACAACGTGGTCACTGGATACCTGGGGTGAATACCTGATCGCTGCCACGGCGGATGACGGAAAAATATACGAATGGCAACTCAACACCGGCGTGTTGCCCACTGCGGTGACGAACGCGCCAACCAGTGTCAGCGGTGCATTCGTGACGGATGAGCGGTTTCTTGTGGCTTTGGGTGCGGGCGGTGATCCGCGCAAGGTCCAATGGTCAGACCGAGAGGACAATACGACATGGACGCCAGCGGCGACAAACGAGGCGGGCGACTTTGAACTAAAAAGCGCAGGCACGTTGAAAAAGGCAGTCCGGTGCCGGGGTCAAGCGTTGCTGCTATCCACGCTGGATGCGCACACCATGACCTATGTCGGTCCGCCGTTTGTGTATGGGTTTGAGCGTGTCGGGGAAAGCTGCGGTGTTATCGGCTCAAAGGCGGCGGTTGCCGTTGACGGTGGCGCGTTCTGGATGGGGCGGCGGTCATTCTATAGCTTCTTTGGCGGCGGTGTTGAGAAATTGCCGTGTGAAGTCGCAGATTACGTGTTCACCAACTTGAACACGTCGCAAGCTGGCAAGGTTTACGCTGTTAATAACGCGCAGTTTGGCGAGGTGTGGTGGTTTTACCCTTCGACAGCATCAAACGAGTGCGATAGTTACGTTGCGCACAACTACCGTACAGGTATATGGATGATAGGCACTATTGACCGCTGCGCTGGTGTTGATCGTGGGGTGTTTTCAACGCCTATTTGGGTTTCTGCGGCGGGCGCTATTTACAATCACGAGACCGGGAATCTTCACGATAGCGGCGATGTTTACGCTGAAAGTGGACCGATCAGCTTTGGCGCTGGTGATAGCGTGATGGTCGCAACATCATTGATCCCGGATGAAAAGACGCAAGGGCAGTGCAGCGTGACGTTCAAAACCCGCTTCCACCCGAACGACACGGAAAGCGAACACGGCAGCTATTCCATGGCAAACCCGACCGACGTTCGGTTTACCGGGCGGCAGGTTAGAATGCGGGTCACAGGCGCTGAAGGCGCTGGATGGCGTTGGGGCATTCCCCGGCTTGACGCGCGGCCTGGGGGGCGGCGATGAGGCTGCAAAACCCGGCACCAGGTTACAACCGGGCGCATGAGCTTGAGCGCAACCGGGCGCTTGAATTGGCCGACCGGCAGAACCACAAGCGCGGGCAGGACGTTGAAGTTGGCGGCAATGGCGAACGCATCATTTTGACTGACGAAATAACGGGCGAACGGCGTGAACTTGTCTTGCGCAACGGCGCGCTGGTGTTGGGGACAGTATGATTTTCGATCAACTCACTCGTTGCCGCGCATGGATTGAGGCGGCACTAGAATACAGCGGCGGGACGCACACCTTTGATGATATCGCGGCAGGCGTGTTGACTGGCCGGTTTCGCCTATGGGAGCGGCACAACGGCTGCGCAGTGACAGAGTTTGTCATGTTCCCCCGCAAGAAGGTTTTGAACGTGTTTTTGGCGGGCGGAGATATGCAGGCAATCAAGGACTTGGAGCAACCGGCGGCAGAGTTTGCCCGCGCGAACGGTTGCCATGCAATGACAATTTCGGGCCGTTCCGGTTGGAAACGCGCGCTGCCACATTGGCGGCAGGTCCACCAGACACAGGAGTTGACGCTATGAGCGGCGGCGGCAAGGGCGGAAGCCAAACCACACAAGTAACCATTCCTTCATGGGTTCGGGAAGCGGCGCAAAGCAACCTTGCCCGTGCGGATGAAATTAGCCAGATCGGTTACGTGCCGTATTATGGCCCTGACGTTGCGGCGTTTCAGCCCGCACAGAACGCGGCGTTTCAAAACACGGCGAACGCGCTTGGTTCGTTTGGGATGCAGGGCGCAATGCCGAACATGCCCGAACCGACGACATTTGCGCCGGGGGTGCAGGGCTACAGCAGCGCGCCCATTCTCGAAGCGGCAATGAATGAGCTTCAAATTACCAGACCTGGCCAGTTTGAAGCAATTGCGAACCAATTCATCGATCCGTATGCGTCTCAACAGCAGGCGGGCGGCAACGGCAGCGGCAAAGGCGGTTCTGGTAGCGGTTCTGGCGTGGCCTACAACCCCTCGCAAGGCGAAGATGGCCCCGTGCGTGAACAGCAGCTTGCAGACTGGTATGCAAGCCAGCGCGTTCCAAACGCTTCACCGTTCGGCGGTGGGGGGCTTGGCAATATCTTCGGGGATGGCGGTTTCTTTGATGACACGCCGTTAGATTTCGGTCTGATTGACGGTCAAGGACGCTTCGGTTTTGCCGCGCCTGTAACGTCTAGCATTTTTGGCGGGCGTGACGGGAACATTCAAAAAGACCCGGCAAGCAGCGCCAATAATGACGTCTTGTCGAAATAAGGAGCGATAGTTATGGCGGGCGGTGGACAGAACGTTTACG